CGCGCTCAGATTCTGTCGTCAACAAACACCAATACCCAAGAAGGTGTGGCGTACTGGACGACTGATACCAGTTGCCCCAGCAAGTGCAACATAGTGCATGTAAGCGATTCGTCGCGCTTTGTTATCGCATTTGGTTGTAATGATTACTTTGATACCACGTTGAATCCGTTGCTGGTGCGTTGGTCGGATCAAGAAGATTACGCCACATGGACACCCGCTGTCACTAACCAAGCGGGTAGTTTTACGCTCTCGGCTGGGTCTGAAATTGTTGCGATCAAACCACAGCGCCAAGAGATTTTGGTCTTTACCGACGCCGCTGTGTACTCTATGCAGTACCTCGGCGCTCCGTATGTGTGGGGCTTTCAGCAAGTTGGTGCAAACATATCTATTGTCGGGCCAAACGCCGTAGCCACTGCTTCTAACCTGACCTTCTGGATGGGTGAAGACAAGTTCTATTACTATGATGGTCGAGTAAATACGCTGCCTTGCCCGTTATGGCAGTGGGTGTTTTACAACATTAACAAGGATCAGCATTCTCAGGTGTTTGCCACTACCAATGAAGGTTTTGACGAAATTTGGTGGTTTTACTGTTCTGAAGGATCAAACACAATTGACCGCTATGTTGTGTTTAACTACACCGACAAGATTTGGTACTACGGCAATCTAGACCGCACCGCGTGGCTCGATACCCCATTGCGTAATAACCCGGTGGCTACTGGCTATGCTGGTGTCAATGGTGAGTTATACAACCATGAGAGCGGGGTTGATGCCGATGGTAGCGCCATGACGGCCTATATTACGTCTGCGGATTTTGATTTAGCAGATGGGTATCAGTTCCAGTATGGCTGGCGCATGATTCCTGATGTTAAGTTTGATGGCTCTACCACTGCTGCGCCTCAAGTAACAGTCAGCTTGACCCCACGCCAATATCCGGGCAGTAACTACGGCACGGCTGAAACAGGGGATGTGGTTAGCGCTAATAACTACACAACGACCCGTCAGTACGAGGTGCAGAGATTTACTGACCAGTTACCGATCCGTGTGCGTGGCCGTCAGATGGCGTTCAAGATCGAGTCAAACACACTTGGAACCCAGTGGCAACTTGGCGTGCCGCGCATTAACCTGAAACCAGATGGGCGTCGCTAATGGCTAGAGTGCTGTTAGATGGTGTTGCACCGCCTCGACTACCTTCAGCTGGGGATGCGTATAGCCAGCAAGAGATGGATCAGTACAGTAACGTGCTGCGTCTGTACTTTAACCGCCTAAATAATTTAGTATCTTCTGTTACCGGGGTTAACGGCGGTCAGTACGTGGACTGCCCCAATGGGCTGTTTTTTAATACAGCATCCCAAACGCTCGCGATTATTAATACAGGCTACCCAATAGTTTATAACAATACCTACCTGAACAATGCTGTAGATAGAAACGCCACGAACCCGTCCCGCATAGAGATCGGGATTAGCGGTATTTATAACTTCCAATATAGCGGGCAGCTTTTAAGCACAAACGCTAGCGCTAAAACAGTTTGGATTTGGTTGGTAAGAAATGGTACGCCGATTGGCTACTCTACTAGGGCTTACACCTTAGAAACCAACAACCACTACCGTTCGGTGAGCTGGAACTTCAACATCGACATGACGGCTGGGCAGTACCTCGAAATTTACTGGGGTGCTTCTGACCTCGACGTCACCCTGACGGCAGAAGCCGCCTCAACCCCCCACCCGGGCATTTCGTCATCCGTACTGGCTGTGAACTTTATCGCTCCAGTGCCAGACCCATTGCCTACACCCCCTTGACACATTAAAATAAAAGCACTATGAACATGAGCCTACACCCCATCGCCGAGGCCGTCCGGTCACAGGGCCGAAACGGCGACTCCATGCTCGTTCACATGACCCCGGGCGAGGTCGCTGCACTCCAACGCATGGCCGAAGCAAACGGTGGTACGTTGACAATTAACCCCGAGACTGGACAGCCTGAGGCGTTCTTCTTGGCATCTTTGTTGCCCACCATTGCAGGGGCTATGGCTCCGAGCTTAGCCGGTATGGGTGGGATTATGGGCACGCTTTTCGGTAGCCCTCTTATGAGTTCTCTGACCATTGGCGGTTTGACTGGGCTTGTTACGGGTGATATGGAGCAAGGCTTGATGGCCGGTCTTGGCGCTTTCGGTGGCTACGGGCTGGGTCAGTCTTTGATGGGGGCAGGTGCAGCAACTGCAGCACCAAGTGTTAGTCCCGCAGCATCCGCTGCTCCTCAGGCTAATGCGGCTATTACGGCGGCTGGTAGGCCCCCGATACCGGGGTTGCAAGGTGCTCCCGCTGTAATGCCTAAAGCCGCAATTCCAGCTATGCCGGACGCTTCTATGCTGAATCAAATGGGTGGGTTTTCCACCAGTGCGGACGTGGGCGGTTTTGGATCCGTTCTTGATCCTGTTCAACGTATGAGAGACCCAGAAGGCGCCCTTGCCGAAATGGCTCGTGTAAGCCAACGTAGCCTCAATCCCGCTTTTAGTACACAACAACGGATCGCAGCTCAACAACAACTCGCCAGTTTACCTGACCTTCCTAGAACGGCCCCCCCAGTAACATACGCACCAGAACTAATTAAGCCTACTGTACCCACTTTAGAACAAGCTTTGGCGCAGGGTGACTCAAGTGGTTTTGCTACTCAATCCCCGATGCAGGCAGCTATTGGCCAAGCCGGAGCAAGTGTAGGTGAGATGGGTACGGGCATTCAAAATGTGCTGGCTGGTAAAACTCCGGGTGGTATTGGCGGGTTCTTAAAAGATAACGCTATGGACATCGGCATGGCTGCTGCCCCGATGGTCTCTGCGGCTTTGAAGAAAGACGATAAAGAGGAAGAAGTCAAGAAAGATACCGAGCAGTACTACTATCCTGACTTTACTCTAGGTAGGGCTACCCCTGAGCAGATTGCTGCTCAACGCGCGAGTTTTGGTGCAGGCGAAGCTGGGTTGCCTTATTCCACCAGAGAAGTTAATTACTACCCCGGGTTTAGCTACGGCGAGCGTAAGACTCGTAATGTCGCCGGTGGTGGTCTGATGTCTCTATCAGAGGGCGGCGCCCTTAGCTACAGAGAGAGCGGTCTAAAGAAAGATTCGTTTATTGTTCCCGCCGACGTTCTCGCGGCGCTGGGCAATGGCAGCAATGATGCCGGATTGATGGCTCTTAACAAGATGCTTTCCAAAGTTGGTGCCCCACGTGCTGAGAAGATTGACGGCCCGGGCGACGGCATGAGCGATTCTATCCCCACCTCTATCGAGGGTAAGCAGGCCGCACGAGTGGCTAAGGATGAGGCTTATGTCCCAACCGAGGCTGTTCGCCGACTGGGTGGCGGGGACGTTGAGAAGGGCGCTAAGAAGTTGTACAACTTGATGGCCCGAGTCCGCGAAGCTGCTCATGGTAAATCCGGTCAGCAGAGCCAAATCAATCCCGATAAGGTAGCGCGTGCCTAATGGAGATGTCTCTCGTTTACCCGGGGCAGGTCAGCTACGTGCTCCCTGCCCTCTTGCCGTATCTACAGAAGTCAGAAGAGTGGACTCGCGGCAGGGCAAGGGTAGACGACATACTTCGGTTCATACTAAATGGCCAAATGTATTTGTTTGTTGCACACGAAGGCAATACAATATACGGGCACGTTATAACCGAAGTGAAACAATATCCGCAGTGCAAAATGCTGACAGTTCAGTACTGCGCTGGGGAGCCAAACCACATGCAATATGTGGAGGACAAAATGTTTGAGATGCTAGAGCGCTTTGCCAAGGATGCAGGCTGTTCTGGTATCGAATTCGTCGGACGCCCCGGTTGGCGGATGACTGCTAAGAAACATGGTTTTGAGGTACAAGAAGTTATGTACCAGAAATTCTTAGGGGAATAGTTATGGCTAGTGGTGGTGGCGGCACTCAAGAGCAAACAGCAACACAAATTACCGAACTGCCGGATTGGGCGAAACCGTATGCCAAAGAAACTTTGGCTAAGACGCAAGAGCTCACCTCTCAACCGTACCAAACTTATGGTGGCGAGCGCATAGCAGGGTTTACCCCTATGCAAGAGCAGGCCCAACAGGCTGCTGGGGCTATGCAAGTCGCTCCTCAAATCGGTGCTGCTACAGGTATGGCTGGTACGGCTGGGCTTGGTTCGTTAATGGCTGGCCAACAATACGGGCAGATGGCTACCGACCCCGGCTCTATGCAGGCGTATATGTCGCCATATATGCAGAACGTGGTGGACATCCAGAAGCGTGAAGCGCAGCGCCAAGCTGATATTGCCGCTACCCAGCGTGGGTCGCAAGCCGTTAAGTCTGGTGCGTTTGGTGGCACTCGTGCACAGTTTGCTGATATTGAAGCCAACCGTAATTTGGCCCAGCAGATGGGCGACATCCAAGCTAAAGGCTCTC